TGTCCATCAGAGCCTGATTTTCCAGACGAATCTGGACCAAGCTAAGTGAACTAGCACTCAGCGGACCTGAAACCATAACACTACCAGCCATCACAGTGTCTCCAATTTCTTGGAAACCTGTAGTTTGGATAGTAATGGATGGATTAGAGGATACCTCTGATTCCATAATTCCTAACCATGCCCACGGGTGGCCATGGTAGTAACTAAGGAAAATTGATCCGGAGAGCATTACTGCTCCAGCTGTAAACAAAGCAATAGCAATAATATTACTATGCCTTTCTACATCCAAAAGTTCAAGAGGTTTCACTGTCTCATGTGATAAAATATCATAATGAAATGGTAAAACACTTAAACTTTCAGACTTGCCATGCAACAATTCAAGAACTAAAAAAGTCCCGATTGCCACAACCAGAAAATCAACCCATGGAAAGTTTAAATAACTTCCAGAGGGAGATTCAAGGTGAATCTGTCCTTCTGTATCACCTCGTTCTTGCTTGATATGCTGAACTTTAGAAGGTAAAGATAAATCTTTCCCATAAAATTCAGCCCATAATGGCTTAGTTATTTCTTGTCATAACTTATAAGTAGACAAGAAGTCCCTGAAAGGTCGCTCTCCCTCCCGAGTTTCAGCTCAGAATTTCTCCGGAACTGCTGCTTTTAAATCATCTAATCCAAAAAGATGATGCAGTTTAGATGATAATGTATCTAAAGGGTTAATTAACCCTTTAGGTGTGATTTCCTTTCCAAAAAATATTGGAGAGGAGTCAGTCTCACGACCGGCTTTTACAAGGAACTCGTCATGCAATTTTCAAGGATCTATACCAATCTTCAAGTCTTTCAACTTGGAAAATCGGTACCCATGATTTGACATACCCCCCTCATTTCAAGCAGACAGATAATCGTAATCGATATCTGAAGCATGAAGATCTGGACTTAAGACAGCGTTTCACGGTACATTAGTTGTAACCGTGGCACCGTCTGATCCATTAAGGGAGGCCATCGAAATTATGGGGATTGGAGTTATAGCATCTAAAGTTTTAGGTGTATCTTCCACAGTCTTAATATACTTAGTGAAGACTGAATAGATCGAGTCGAACTTTTCAGAGTTCAACCTTGATACTATATCAATCATTTCTTCAATCGCTGAATCAGAAGGTTGAAAACTTTCTGTTCAAGACTTTTGAAGAAGTCACTCGGTATAAGAAGACTTACCTAAGGGACTGCTAGGATGACTAAGTCAAACCAGC